TTACCAGTATTTAAAGTTTCTGATTCACTTCCAACAGTAGTAGATGTAAATGTTTGCTGAGATGAGCATAGGTCTAGTAATCTTCCGGGTAAAGAATTTATAACATCTTTAGCACCGTCTGTTAAAAATTGAGTTAATTCAGTTTGAGTAGGGGCACTGCTACCATCTATAGACAAACTTGTTAACCCTTCTACTTGTGCTTCAAAAGTTGCCATTATGCACTCGCTATAATTACTTCAATGTTAACTGCATTTGAACCAGAATCAATCATTATACTTTCTAGGTCGTAAAAATTAGTATCAACTGAAGTACTTGAAAAAACAGCTATACTGTCATGTGGGGAACCCATAATAAAACTCTTACCTGCTTCTAATATGACTATTGCACTTTCACTATGAGAAGCATCATTTTCATCATCATCTATCAGTAGATTTAAATTAACTGAATTAGAGCTATCAAGATTTGTTAATCTTATATATTTAACATCTTGTATATCAAAAGCTCCATCAGCTACACTAGTTGCTGATTTGAAACTAGCAATAACTGTATCCCCATCAGCAGGTACTGTAACAATTCTTTTACTTATTTCGTTTATGCTTCCAATTTCTAAAGTTCTTTTAGAGCTATAATCTTGATTGTCTAATATAATATCTTCTTGTATCTTTACTTTTAATGTAGCCATTAGCTTACCCCTGCCTGCTTAATTCTTTCTTTCCACATTTTATTATCCTTTATTTTTCTCTCTTTACTTAATTTTTCGACATGACTATCCATGCTTATAGTAGAAAATTCTACGTCACTTCTCTTACCAGCCTCACTCATCATATAAAGATTTGTAGTATATTTAGGCTCCGAAGACTGACATCCACAAGTCTTACAATAAAACCATTTATCTGGGTTTGGAGCTTCGCAATTTATACAATTCATATTTTTCCTTTTTAGATTTGGGGGTTACCCTTTATACGACAACCCCCACAGTTCTAATTACTGTTAACTTTATTTATTTAGTTTATGATGTTTGGATACCATTATTAATACCAGACATTGAACTACCAACATACTCACCAGCTACGAACATAAGTTCAACGTAGTCGCCTTTCTCTGCAGTTGTATCCAGTATAACATTAGACACCTGAGTTCCAGCTGTTGAAACAGCCGCATCACCACCAGCATCTTTTGCTACTAAACTAATGATAGCACTACCAGCCGCAATTGTAATGTCTCCAGTTGGTGTTTCTTCTTCTACGATAAATTTGTAGTAAACACCGTCTTCACCTGTTGATGCAGTTGGAAGAGTGATTTGATAAGCTCCTCCAGCAGAATCACACATAAAGATTTTTCCACTGTCGTCATTTGTCAATGTTCTAGCGGCAGTAATTTTCTCTACTTTTCTTTTAATTCCAAAAGTAGCTCCACTGTTTTCTTCTAAGTAACTTGCTCTAGCCATTATTATACTCCTTCTAAGTTAAGTAGATAATGAGTTTCTGGTAAAGAAACTTCTAAACCAGCTTCTGTCATAATCATATCCTTACGAAGGTCTTCATCAGCAGACTGAACATTAGTTTGAATTTGAGTGTCACGATTAACACCGTTACCAACTAATGGACGATAAGCTACATGGTCTAAATCAACCATCATACAAAAACCAGATGCAAAACCACGGAATAGTGGTTCTTTTACTAGATTCATTGTACCATGAATAGTATCAATAGCCATAATTTTATGACCATAAGAACCTTCTTTTTCCATCATATTATAACGAAGGTTTGACACATCATTTACAGCTGTTGAAGTTCCATCAACTAAACTTCTGTTCATGAAAGCATCAGCTCCTAACTTATTAAAGAAAGATATAACAGGTAAACTAGCAAGAGCTAATTTACTATCTCCACCACCACGTGCTGGGTCATATATAACTTCAAAATCAGAAAGTATTCTATCGTATGTTAACTCAGATACTGCCGAACTACGAAAGTAAGGGGCTCCTGAGCTATATGATAAAGCAGAGTCATCTACTACAGCTGTTCCATTTTTAATTACGTGACCAGCTATACCTTCTGTATACTGGATTCCGTTTTGACTTGCTCTTTGACCAAACAACATAGCTCGTTCAATATCTACTTTATGCTCACGTAGTTTTAAATTCCAAACACGTTGGAACTCATCTTCATATCCACGATAACGTGTTGCACGAGCAGTATTAGACATTTCACATGCTGTTTTAAAGATTTGAGTAAAGCCAAAATCATTGTCAAGCTCTTGAGAAAAGACATCTGGTGCTCCAGTACCTTCTCCATATGAAGTACCTATTACTTGACATTTGGCATTGTCTGCTCCTGTTTCAGCACCGTCAATTGCTGAGATTGTTCGACCGGTAAAAGTCGAAGTACTTCCCGCATCTACAGGTGATGTTTCAACACGAACTATGATAGTTTCTGGCGAGTTGTTTTCTGTGTAATCAACTGCAAAAACCATACCTTTTACTAACCAGTCAACAGAAGCTCCATCGCTTGTGTCAACTGAGTATGTTAATGTAGAACCAGCGGCAGGTATACTATGACTACCAGCGAGTAAAAACCCTCTATCTGTCATAGAAACCTTGGTTCTATCTTCTAAAAATCGGAATTGCGGGTCATCCGTAGGGACTTTAGCTACCTTAGAAAGGTAAACGAAGAATGGAGATTCCTCTGGAGCTAAGTCAGCCACACGGTCTGAAAAGTTGAATAACCTCCGAGTATGATAGCCTGAAGCGGCTGAACCGGGGTCACCAACATTCACAATACCTTGATTGTAAGTGCTCATTTAAGACTCCTAGATTTTATATTTTGTTTCTAGTTGAGGCACCCATAATCCCATTCCAAGTACTATCTAATTCGTTTGGCTTTTCAGGAGCTGCTCCTTGAACCACACCAGCAGTTGGTGCAATATTTTTTGTATTTTTAACAGCTTCTAAATTTTGAGACTCATTTGTACCAACTCCTTTATGTCTTCTATACACATCAACTAAAAGCTCCAAAGGGAGGTCTTCTCTTGGTGTAGTAGCAAACTTTATAAAGTCATCAGCCATCTCTGGGTCTTTTATTCCAAACTTAGTGTCTAAATCTTGCTTGAGATTATTGATTGCCATTTGCTCTTGTAATCCACTAAACTGTTCTTGAATAGCTTGATTTACAAGATTTTTTTCTTGGTTAACCCTCATTTCATATGAAGGTGAACCGGGTTTATAATAAGCTTCCCAAGGGTCAAAAGAATCTTCTGATAACTCTTGAGACTTTTGCTCATTATTAACCTTGTCTCCACTTAAAGTGTTTCTCATAGCTTCAACAACATCTGGTCTTTTTTCTAATACTTCACCTAGTTGTTTATACTTGCGTAGTTCCTCAACTTCGGAATTGAGCTTGTCATATTCAGCATTTTTCTTATCATACATTGACTGAAATTTCTTAGCCTCATCAACAGGTTGCTCACCATCTAATGTTTGTTCCACTTGTGGTTCAGCACCTACTTGCTCAGGCTCAACAACTTGTTCTAAAACTTCGCCTTCAACACCTTCTATTGTGTCGACTTCTCCGTTCATAGTGTTTTCCATTTATTTTTCCTCGATTTCTTTTATTGTTAGCATCACCTTTACAGATGTCTATAAAAGCAGAACCGTGGAAATGTCCCCACTACTTCTGTTTTCATCAGCTTACAGCTTGATTCTCTGTATCAACAATTCTTTTTAGATTATCAACTTGTACTTTAGTTTTAAACTTAGTATCGTTTTTAATCTCATTAAGCCTAGATTTGAACTTCTCAGTTTCTGCTCGCTTTCTAGAGTTGAGAGTTTCTCTCTCAGCTGTTTGCAAGTCTCCACTAAGTTTCTTAACTTGAGCTTCTAATTGTTGTATATAAGATTGCATTTGAGCCATTTGCCCTTTTCGCTGTAATACACCTTCTTTGTCGAAGATTTCAGTTTTCTTTAAAACCTCGACATCATCTACCAGATTCATTCTAAACGCTTCAAGGTACATATTGTATTCAGCTACCCTGTTTGAAGGTAAAGTAGAACCGGATATAATCCTCACGTCATAATGCCCGACGGTGATGTCATTTGATATGGCATTAATTTCCTGACTTCTATCATCATACATATTTACAGTAAATTCCGTAATATCATTATTTGGTTGTATGATTCTAAATGTCTTTGCGTAAGTGTAATGACCCTTGGCTAGGCTATATAAAACTTTACCTAACCTTGTCAAACTTCCTTCAATATCTCTGAGTTTTGACTTACCTCTGGTTTCACCCATTTCAGCAAGCATAGCAGTTCCTCTAACTGTTTCAGGAGCTCCCTCTTGGAAACCCTGCATTAACTCAGGAATACCGAAACTTAAATCTATGTAATGTTCTATCCTACTAATTAAATTATAAAACTCATTAGACAATGATTGTGGGGCAGGAAAATGGGGTGCACCAAATTCAGGATTATAAGGGATAACAGCATTGGGTTTTGCCCAATCCTGCTCCAACTGCCCCAAATCATCTACACTACCCTCTGGAACCATTAACTTTAGTCCAGCAGAGGCTTGTGCATGAGAGAGAGTAAGAGAGAAAAGTTTATTTAAAAGTCTTTGAGAATCCTTAACCTTAGATATATCTGACTTAGGATAAGGAGTACCAGTCCATATATTAGGAATTGGTATAATAGGATAAATATCTGTATTTAATATTTGTTCATAAAGCAATAAGTCTCCTACAGTAGCAGATACTTTTATTCTTGTTTGAGTTACTTCAACTATTTCTATTAACTCTGCTTTAATTAGTAATTGAACTTGTTCATTATTTATGAACTGCTCATACTTAACCATATCTAGTATCTGTTCACTTCCATCCTGCTTATTGAATATTCTATAAAAAGGAACTTTTATTTTTTGAAATCTTTCTAGTATTCTATATCTATTTGCCCTACTATAGTCTGTGTCGTACTCTGTGTCTGGGGTAAATGATTTAGAACTATTTTTTCTAGTTGATGCTGGGTAGTCTTCTTCATCATAATATGTATCAATTTCATCCATATATGGTTCAATTTGTGGATACATATTTAATATCTGGTCTTCTGTCAATATAGTTGACATAATAATACCAGAAGCATCATCAGCATACCTATTCCTAGATGAAGGGTCTATATAAATCCTAAATGGGTCTACATATGTAAATTTAACTTCTCCTCTCCCATAATCAGCTTCTGGCTCTATGTAAGCATAGAAATAACCCATGCCAGCAGTTGCGTAATCATGTACTGCTTGTTTGAATTGAGTATCTCCATCTGATATATCCCACATATATTCTAAAATAGTTCTCCATACGTTTGAGACTCTACTATCAGAATCTTCTCTACCCACAGCACTATACTTTGGAGAACGGGATGTTAATAAAGATTTAAGCTTTTCTATAGCCGCATATACACGGTCTATGACAAAGTCACCTTGACCTACTGAACGTAGAGCATCAGACTCTTCTTGCGAATAATGGTTTCCTAGAAAAAAATCAACAGAGTCACGGGCTTCAATATCCCAATCTGTTCTAGAGTCTTTCCACATTCTCCATAATTGTTGATTAACTTCGGAGTGTTTTAACTCGTTTTTTTCTAACTCTCTTATACTTGAAATAGGTATACCTCTAAATTTGCTATAAATATAATAAAGAATCTACTAAATAATCAAGTAGTTTTTTTATGTTTTTTGACCTGTAACCCAAGATATAACTCTTTTTGTTTTTGCTCTAAATGGTTTAGCTTTTTTATTTTCGTGAAAATCTACAGCATTAAACTTTTTACTTACTGGTGGTCTAGATTTATTTATAGCATACCACAACCCGTCCAAGACATCATCATTCTTTCCTTTTGGAAATTGAAACATTTCATCAACTAATGAAGTATGACTTCTTTTTATAAACATCTTTCCCCTATTAACTATTGGTGCAAGTAAAGATTCTAATCTATCTTCTTTTTTAATACCAGAAGGTGGTCTTACTCCTAAAGCAATTCCCGGAGCAACCTTTCTTTCTTTAGCAGACATAACATTAACAGCATCTTTAATTATACCCTGAGCTCCAACATGCTCAACATTTACTCTTTTAACTGGAGAAAACTCTTTTGCATATTCCATAATCTGTTCTGGCATATCATATAAAGGTAAATGCTCACGTAGGTAATCAATTACATAAATGTTTCTAGCACTATCTATACCAATAACCATTATTATTTGATAATCACTAGAATCAGTTGCTTCATAAGCTAAGTCAACACCCATGTAAACATTAACAGGTATAGCATCTTTATCATTTACTAAATAGCAATACCCATCTCTACTTTCAAACTCATGGTCATAATATTCTAATTTATCTGTTTTAAATTTTGCATTCTCTAAATCCCTAGCTTCATTTAAGTACTCTTGTGCAAATTTATGAGTTAATCCAACATCTTCAAATCTTCTTCTTATATCTAGTAATTTTTCTTTAGAAAAATAAGATGGCCAAAGAACAGTATCATTTTCATCTATAGCTTTATGATACATAACAGACCAAGCGTAATCTCTTTTGTCTCTATTAGCTTCTATGTATCCATCATAAATACTTTGTAAGAATGAATCATAATGTACTATTGTACCAATTAACCACACAGAACCTTCATTGCCTTTAGAATTTTCTAAAGCTGGTTCTACAGTAGACATAACCCATTCTTTAATTTCTCTTCTTCTATCTGGAGTTTTTGTATTTAACTCAGATTCAAAGTCATCAAGTATAATCTTAGTATACCTAAGACCTAATTGAGACCTACCACGCAATCTTTGAGATGTTCCTTTTGCAATTACCCTATCACCTTTACTTGTTGTAAATTCTTTTTCAGTCCACTTTGAACCTCGTAGGTCACCAAAGTAATAGTTTAAAGCAGGATTTACTTCAATATGGTTTTGTATATATTTTATATGGTCTATGGCTTGAGATTGTTCTTCAGCTACCCAAGCTATAAATTCTTTTTTATCTTCTGGATTAAAATAAAGGGTATACAATAAAGCTGTTTTAGCTAATGTAGACTTACTATGACCCCTTGGAAGTATTATGCAATTTCTTTTCTTAGTATCGTCTAATAATAAATCATTTAATTCGTAATGATATGGAGCCGGGGATGACTTCATAAAATCTTCAGGGAGAAATAATTGACCAAAAGATATAATATCTTTCTTAGCTAACTCTAATACACGTTCCTTTTCAGAAACATTGTTTTTATTTATATTGAATTTCTTAGCTTCAGACACTCTTTAGACATCCAATCCTTTTTAGGAACAAATTCAAAAACATTTTTATTTTGAAAAAGTAAAGGGCCCATTGTGTATATCCAAACATCCACCTCATCTTCTCCATTGTATGCTTTAGTTATTCGTCTTTCATACAATCCAGAGCTAACACCTTCGTATAGGTCATAGCTTATTATATCAGAATCATCAACATCCATTACTTCAACAACCATACCTTTTTGGTTTTCATCTGGCATAGCTGCAGGGTAATCTCTATGTCCCGGAAACACTAAAGAGTAGCCATCTACTTTCCAAGTATCTCGACTACCATTTCTTAATGTTCCGTATACTGCTAACTTATTCGGTTTCATAAACGTCATCTATATGCGTCCAGTATTCATTTATATTGTCTTTATTTATTGATACGTCACACATTAATTCGTATTCATAAAATAAATCATATATATCATTAGCTATGTTTTGTCTTGACATTTCATCTTTAAAATCAACATTGCCATCTACTGCACGTTCTAAGACCGCCATACATATTTCGTATAGATTCAACTTTCTATTTCCTTTTTAGCACTTGCTATCTTTTTAACATTGTTACCGCCTATTGCTTCTAGTTGCTCATTTGAGAAACCTTGGAATACGGTAACTGATTCAGACTTTTTGTCTGTATCTCGCATACCTGCTATAGCAACAAGTTCTTTTAATAAAGATACTTTATCACTATCTCTTGAAGTTGTAGACTCAACAATCTCCTTCATTTTTTCTAATATATACAAAGGAGTTATTTCTGCCTCATTCATTACTTTATCTATTTCTTCTCTAATCAATTTCTGCATCCTTGTTGTATTTAATAAAACATTAGATTCTCTTCTAGCGTAATCTTTATTTTTAGTTGGAAAAGCTTTTAAAAAAGCATCTACTGCATTTTCTCCTTTAGCAACATACTGGGCAAAGATAAACTCTTTCTTCGTTGGCTCCTTTCTATCCTTTCTTCCTCTATATGTTGACTTTGCATTGCCACCAAAGGCATACATATTCTTTGGCATATCTCCACTTATTTCATTTTTACTACTACAAGAGTAAGTACCCATAACTGTTCTTATATAGTCTTTTTTAATATTACCATTAGTCATGTTACCACGTTTCAATACCTGACATACTTGACCATCATCTGTTAATACCCAGTTACCTTCTTGTCCATCCCTCCAATCTTTTACTATTGACTGCTTAGGAAAAAACTTTTTAAACTCATCTTCGCTCTCTAGTAATAATTGGTCAACACCATTTACTTTTCTAGCCTTCACTTTACTACAATAACCTTTCCATCTACTGTGCTAACTCCATTTACTATCTGATGAACGGTAACATTAAAGTTTCCATTTTTATGAAAGTCTACAATTGCAAAAGCGTGTTGCCAGTTATGCTGTCTATTACCAAGCCATTCATTTGCTTCAGCACTCATATCTTTTAAGCATCCGATTGACCATGCCGATTTGACCCCGTCAATGTGTGTAACAGAACTTTGCTGAATATCATGATGGTGACCATACATAACATTACCACCAAGCCTAAGCAAGTGATTGCGAGTGTGGTTAATTCCAGCAAAATGGTGACCGTGGTAGAAATGTAGTTTGCCAATCTTGAGCATTTTGCCCATCTTGTGGTATTTATAACCACGACGTCGTAGGTTAAGTGCATTCTCAACAAGCATGTCCTCAGCCAAGTATGGATTTTCTTCAACGAATCTATTAAGCCAATCTTCATGATTACCCTCGCAAAAATGACGTTCCTTACATCCCGCCTTATCTAAGGATTTGTCAATTAAGTCCATTCCTTTATTAACAGCTTTAATGTCTTCATAAACAAATGGTAGTTGATATTCTAATGGCGGTCTTTTCTTTTTCTTCCATTGCCAATGTGAAACTGATGACCATTCTCCTGTATCTCCTAAATCAACATATATATTAGGTTTTACAAGCTCTATTGCTTTACATAATACTTTTATAGCTTTTTTATCTTCGTATGGAAAATGCTTATCTGGAGTAACTATTGCTCTTTTCATATACAAAACCCTTTATTAGTTTAATAATCACTATTAATGCCAATCCTTCCATAAGAAACCAAAGCTTTCCTGCGAACATGGCTAATACTGCAACACTAGTTCTCATAACTCTCTCCTTAAATTTGTCTTAATAACATAGCATCCTGTCTATCTTTATCATTTGCTATACCGGGTATAACTATTTCTTCAAAGTATTCGCACCCATCTTCTACAATACATGGTTTTCCATTAAGCTCTGAAGAAATAAACGTATACAACGTATCTTCTTCTCTAATAAACATACAACCAATACAACTACCTGCGTTCCAATTAGAACAGTACTTACTAGCTATGCTTTTTATTTTCTTCATATATTACCTATAAATCTAAATAATAAGAGACATACCATACAAGTATAAAATTATTTTTAAAAAACCCCTTGTTTATCATAGTTTTTTGTTATTAGATTATAAAGGCTGAAACAGCGAAACTACTATTACTTCTAATTAAAAGAAATAAAATATATTACTAACGTAATATACAAAAGAAAGAAAAGGCATGAATGGTAAAGGAGATAAAGATAGAACTTCTAATATTAAAAAGTATCAAGAGAACTATGAAAGGATTTTTGGTACTAAGTCTTCTAGTAGCTCAACAAGAGATAAATCTAGACGAAGTATTCGAAGAAGTAGAATGGAAAGAACTCGTAGAAGCATCGACAGTTGAATTATATGAGGTAGATAATATCACTGCAGTAGCTGGAACTAGAGGAGAAGAAGCAGAGAATGAGATATTAAAATACTTATATTACCTACAAAGTGCTAAAAAACGCTCTAATTCGCTTAAATTAGCTCAAAAACAGCAATAGGCATACATATACCCGTATTTTACAACTAACAGCCTAGAAACGTACAAATATCCCCAAATAACACTATTGTAGGCACACACTTACCTATATCTCAAATATATTTTACAATATTTTTTAAAAAACACTTGTTTTGGTATTGCATATATACCTAGATTCAATTAAGAAAAAGGTTGAGAAAACAATAAAAAGGGATTATAATGAAAACTAGGTTTGATAAAGCACTAAAAGATGAATGGAGTGATGAAAACTCTATTGACAATATAAACAAAGCTATAGAATTATCTAAAAATATACCTATAATAGATATAATAGACCCCAATAGTAAAATAAGACACGATTTAGCAGAAATAGTTAGTAGACTGAAAAATGCAGATACGCTAGAAATGATGAATTTTAACGAAATGGACAATAATTCAGTAAATTAACCCCTTACTCCACTTACCTATATTAAAAAATAGGGCTACAATGTGTGTGAGTCTTATTTGCGTCATACCCCCGACCCAT